GAGCGCGTCGTGATGATGTGGGAAGCGCGCAATCTGGTTGAGAATTGTCCCGAGGTTAAGGAGGTCTCGCGCAAGTTCGGCAATTACCTGACGCCGACCGAATACTCGGCAACGACCGGAGACCGCGACTACAACGCCACAGTCAACGAGTGGTTTCACTCGTGGTGTAAGCAGGCCGACGCGACGGGCCGCAATAGCTTCCGCAAGCTCGTCCAGCTTGCCGCGGAAAACCGGCCGGTGGACGGCGACTGCGGGTTCGTCATCCGCCGCGTGGGCGATGGGCTGAAGCTCCAGCTGGTGCCGGCGACCCGCATCGGCAACCCCAACGAGATGGGCCTCGACTCGGAGAACTACTTCGAGGGCGTCATTACTAACGAGTTCGGCGTCCCGGTCGCGTATCGCATCTACCGCGTGACGCGCGAGGGCGTTTACTTTGGCGCCGAGGACGTTCCGGCCGGCAACTTCTGCCACTACTTCGACCCGTTCCGCGTCGACCAGTACCGCGGCGTGACCGACTTTCACGCGGCGATCCAGACGGCGCGGATGCTGCACGAGATCCTCCAGGCCGAGAAGGCCGGCGTGCGCTTCGCTTCGCAGCAGGCGGCGCTCGTCTTCACCGATCGCGGCACGGCCAACGCGCGCAACCTCTTCACGCCGACGCCGGCGATGACGCTGCCGAGCGGACAGCAGCAGAAAAACGAGCTCTCCGAAGTCGGGATGATTAAGTATCTCGGCCAAGCTGATCGCGTCGAGACGATGCCGGCGCGGCCGAGCACCGCCTTCACGGGCTTCATCGCGCATCTGATGCACGAGCTTTCGATCGCCGTCGGCATCCCGAAGGGCGTGCTGTTCGGCACGCAGGACTACGCCGGCCCGAGCGTGCGCGCGGAGTTCGCCGCGGCCGACCGCGTGTTCGCGCGGCACCAGGGCGTCCTCGTCGACAAGGTGCTCGATCCGATCAAAAACGCGGTGATCTTGGACGCCATCGCTCGCGGCGAGATCCCGGCGCCTCCGGTCCGCGCTGGCGAGACTCCGGTGCAGACGCTCAAGCGCGCGACCCGCGGCGAGTGGCGCTTCCCGCCCAAGCTCACTATCGACGTTGGTCGCGAGTCCGCGGCCAATATGAACGAGAACCGCCAAGGCGCGAAGTCTCTCCAGGAGATCGCGGCCGAGCAGGGCACCGATGCATTTACCCGGCTCGAGCAGATCGCGGCGGAGGCGAGCTACGTCGGAGAGCTCGCGAAGCGGTACGGCATTCCCGAGACCGCAATCCGTATGGTCACGCAGCAGTTGCCCGCTAATCCCTCGATGGCTGCGGCGCTTGGCACGAGCGTCACCGAGGACGCGGTGGATGCGGTCAATGCGACGACGGGCAAAGCCGCGGCGCCCGAGCAGGCTGCGCCAGTTGCGCCCACGGAAACCATCAATGCCTCGGCGGACCTGATCACCATCAACTTCGCCGAGGACTCCTACGTCCCGAACGACGCGATGGCGGCGAACGCCCGCCGTGCGCTCGAGGTGCGCGCCGCGAAGCCGCCGTCGCAGCGTGGAATGACCGCGGTTGGGCTCGCCCGCGCCCGCGACATCCAAAACAAAAAGGCGCTCTCCGAGGAGACGGTGCGCCGGATGAAGGCTTATTTCGACCGCCACGAAATTGACAAGCAGGGCCAAACGTGGGCACAGCAGGGCAAGGGCTGGCAGGCGTGGCACGGCTGGGGCGGAGACGCCGGTCAGACGTGGGCGAACGCGATTGTTGAGCGATTGAATAAGCAGCGGCAGCAGAACAGCGCGCCGGCCGAGAACCGCGTCGAGTTCTCCGCAGCGACCGAGGTGCAGCTCGCGCTGAAGCAAAAGCCGACGGATGCGAACGATTGGCTAACGGCCGTCGCGCAGTATCGCAAGGAGCTCGATCAACGCAGCGCGGCGCACGTCGCTCCCGTGTTGATGGGCAAGTCGGTTGGGCAGCTGCTGGAGCCGAAGAAGTTCGACCTACCGACGCCGAACGCCGGCGAGAATCACGAAGACTTTATGGCGCGCTGTATGGCGGACCCGGTCGCAACCGCCGAGTTCCCCGATGCGGCGCAACGCACGGCGGTCTGTATGCGCCAACATCCGCGCGATATGGCGAAGGTCGGACCGAGTGGGGCCATCGTTTCCTCCGACAAGGCGCCGGCCTCCGACACGCCGAACCGCCGACCCGAAGGCGAGGGCACGGCCAAGGGAGACGCCAGCACGACGCGCGGCGCGGACGTTCCAGCAGAAGTCGAGAAGACGCTCCAGGACAAGGCCGACGACTTCAATGAGCGGCACAAATCCAAGCTCGGTTACGGCGCGACCATTGGACAACTGCGGTCCGTTTATCAGCGCGGCGTCGGTGCGTACAACGTGTCGCACTCGCCAAAGGTGCAGTCTCAGCAACAATGGGCTTACGCTCGCGTGAATGCGTTCCTTTATTTGCTGAAGAACGGCAGACCGGAGAATCCAAAATACACGCAGGACAACGATCTCTTGCCCGCCAAGCATCCGAAGGCCGCAAAATAATATGAACGACACGCAGACCCAAATCGAAAGGCTGATCGAACTCGCCATCGTCCAGCGCACCGAGCTCAAGCAACTCGTCGAGCAGTTGCCGCAGTTGCGCGAGCATCTCAACGCGGAGGTCGAGCGCACCATCGAGGAGGTCGAGCCGCAGCTGCGCGCCGAGCTTGAGGACTGGACCACCAAGCAGACGATCGACCAGACTGCGAAGCTCGGGGCCGCGCTCGAGGCCAAGATCACAGAACTCTCCAAGGCGCTCGAGGTCAGCACGCAGGCGCGATACAACGCGATCATCGCCGAGCGCGCGAAGAGCGCGAACCTGGCCGAGCAGGCCGAGGCCAAGATCGCGGAGCACGCGGCAAAGCTGCCTTCGGCGGTCAAGGAGATTGTCAGCGCGGAGCTCTCGCGCTTCCCGCGGGCCGGTGAGATCGACCAGCTGCGGAAGGAGTTTGCCGAACCTCGCGGGCTAAATCCCCGCGGCAAGTGGTCGCCGGACGAGACCTACAACCGGCTCGACCTGGTCGCGTACAACGGCGACAGCTATGTCTCCAATCGCGACGGGAACGCGGAAAGGCCGAGTCGCACGAGCGCGGAGTGGACGCTCTCGGCGGCGCGTGGTGCGGGCGGCGGCGGTGGTGGCATCACGTCGCTCAATGACGTGCTCAACGCGCCGACGAGCGGGCAGATCATCGGATCGGAAAACGGTCAGTACGTGCCCAAGACGCTCGCGGCAGGCGCGAACATCACGATCACCGAGACGGCGAACACGATCACGATCATCGGCGACGAGGGCCAGATTTCGCTCTCGGATGGCACCGCTGGCGCGCCGTCGCTGCATTTCACGAGCGACACCGACACGGGAGTTTACCGCCCAGGAGCGAACACGCTCGGCATATCGGTCAGCGGCACGCAAATCGCGTACTTCGACGAGGACGGGCTGACAATCCCTAACGCGGGCGTTGCCGCTGGCGGCTCCTTCCACGCTGCGAACGGGAACGCGAACAATCCCTCGCACTCGTTCACGAGCGATCAGAACACGGGCTTTTTCCGTCACGCCACGAATCAAATCGGCGTTTCGACGAACGGAGTCGCGAGCCTGATCTTTACTCAAAACGCGGGCGAACTTCTGGGCCACACCGGCGTTTCGGTGACGTTCGGCGCCGGCTCGAGCGGGGCGACGATTGCGCTCGGTCAGGGAACGAACGGCGGCGTGACGATCACGCCGAAGGGAAGCGGCACGGCGGTCGTGAACGGGACGACGATTCCCGCGAGCAAGACGCTGGTCGTGACGACGGACAAGCTCTCCGCTTTGGCGGCGACTTCTTCCTCAGAGCTTGCGGGCGTCATCTCCGACGAAACCGGAACCGGCTCGCTCGTCTTCGCCAACACGCCCACGCTCGTCACGCCAAACATCGGCGCGGCGACTGGGACATCGGTCAATCTAAGCAGCAACGCCACGGTAGGCGGGACGCTGACGGTAAACGGCACCGGGACGAGCACTATTTACGGGGACTTAGTTGTTCCCGGTCAAAACAAGGCCATCAACGCGCAAGGCTACTTCCTGTTCAAGGGAGCCTACTGCAACATCTTCTCCCGAGGAACGAGCGGCGGTTGGAGTGCGGGCATTGTGTTCCATAGCTCCAACACCAACCCTAGCGCGAGCATTGTTCACGATCCGACTAGCGGAGACCTCACTCTTTACACCAACGCAACGGCGAGCAACTATGCCAGCACCGACCGTGCGCTGCTGATCAACACCTCTAAGCAGGTGCAGGTGCTTGCCTCCACCGCCTCCACCTCCACCTCCTCCGGTGCGCTGGTGGTTAGCGGGGGCGTGGGGGTGGCGGGGGCGATCTTCGCTGGCGGCAACCTCACCGTAAGCGGGACGGGCACGAGCAGCTTTGCGGGGCGCTTGTTTGGGATTGCCACGAACTCGCCCGAGGATTTTGGAGCGGCCTATTCCACGCTCCAACTTAATGCAGTCTCAACCGGAGGCGGTGCTTATTCGGTTTACAAAAACGTCGCGGATTCGATCAACTTTCGCGTGGGTGCGGACGGTCAAGGCGTCATAAACGTCGTCAGCAATCATCCGCTGCTGCTGAGCACGAACAACACCGAGCGGCTGCGGGTTACGGCGAGCGGCAACGTGCTCATCGGCACGACGACGGACTCCGGCAACGGCAAGCTGCAGCTCACGAGCCACACGACCAGCGCGAGTGGCATTGGGTTCGGGACGGAGACGGCGCTTTATCGCGCCGCCGCTGGATCGCTGGTTGTTGACCATATCGGCGGCTCTGCGCCGACGCTTAACCTATCGGCGAACGGCTCGATCCAATCGCGGCTATTCTTCAACGGAACGAACACGTTCCTCGAAAGCTACACGTCGCATTCGCTGATTCTGCGGACCAATCAAACGACCGCGCTCACCCTCGACAGCAGCCAGAACGCGACGTTTGCGGGTCCGGTCACCATCTCCAAGGCGCAGGCGGCAGCTTACACGAGCCTCACGATTCAAAATGGGAACGCCAGCGGCTATTCCCAGTTGAATATGATTTCTGGCCCTAATACGGCCTCAATCAATTACGCGCCGGGGGTTTTCTTTAAAATCTCGATTCCGAG